CTATCGGGAGCGATTGTTTTTTGGAAAGCGTTGAGATATTGTGAAACCGGAGGAGTCACAGGTGGCCGCAACGATGGCGGTGTGGTAGCACCCCCAGCGTTATTTACCACTCCAGGAGCCGCCATAGGATTTATTTCCGGAGAATTAGGATTGGACGGAAACCTGTTGGGCATTTGCGGTGGCAATCCGTTCATTTCGGGCTGTGGAAACGGTTGCGGATTCACCTGAATGGGGCCGCCGCGTCTCGGAGGCAATCCGGTTACTGGTTTAGTCGTCATCAGTGCCATATTTTCTCCTTAAGGTATGGTTTGCGGAGCCGGTTGAGGCATCATTCCCGCCGCCATATCCATGCGTTTTATTGTTTCGTCTCTTTTTTCCCAATCGAGTTTATCAAGCAGGTCTCTTTGGTCGATTGCCTTTTTGTCATACAGGCTCAAGGCCAGTTGTTGTTTTTTGTCCTTTGCGAAAGGCAACGAAGTCCCGCTTTGCACATCGATGTCGAAATCGCCTTTTGAATACCCGCTTTCCAGCCAATCCTGCGCTGAAATATATTTTTTCTGTTCTTCGTCGTATCGGTATTCTCTCTTGACGTATTGCGTTCCCTGTTCGGAGTCCTTGAAATAAAATTCGAAGAAATCCGGCCAACCGGACTTTTTCGTCACCCTCACCACTCTCGTTGTGGTATAATATTGCATCATAGTATTGATGATCAGATGTCCGAGCTGTGTCAGGGACGTATTTAAATTTCTTTCTTTGGGCCTTAGTCTGGTCTGTGCGGCTTCCTGCAATTCCGATATGGCCGATGCCGCCGTTATTCCGGTAGGAGCGCGGCCCTGGGTCACGTCGTGTATACCGCTGGTCTCGTCGGCCAATTTCATAATTTCCTTGTAAAAATCCACAATATATCCGGGAACCGGAGGGGCCATGTCTCGCTTAACCTCGCTTCCGGGATTTTTTTCAATTATCATTCCGACAAGATTAGACAACTTATCGGTGTCCACTCCGCTGCTTGTGTCCACCACCCATACAGGATTTCCCATGAGGTTCATGCAGTCGTAGATAAGGGCGAGCGTTCTGTTGATCATTTTTTGCACTTCGTAAAGTTGTTCGATCTCGCCGTCTCCGTAGAACCTGTTCGGTCTTATCATATCGACATACCTGATAAACGGTTTTCTGCCGTCTTTTCTGGGATTCCCGGAACTTTGCAGAAGCACCCTGTTTGCAGTGACGGTTATTATCTTCCCGAGTGGGAAACGTTTTTTCGATACTCTTTTGGTCGTTCCGTCTTCGTCTTTCAGGTCTTCCTCAACGAGCGTGTTATCGTTTATCCAGGCTTCGTATATTTCCACAATGTCGGAATCGCCGGAACTGTTGTCAGTTGACAGCGGATATTTGGCTTTTTTGTCAATTGGAGAAACCACCTGTACGTTCCCGTCGTAGCTTGTGATTCTTTTAGCTTGTTTTTCCTTGTCTTCGCCGGTCAGAGTGATATATTTCGCCTTTTCAGGGAAGAGTCGCTTAAGTTCACCCAGCGGTTTCCACATGCGATGAATAACGAATGGACAGTTTTTGTCAAAATCAATAGTATTTTTAGCAACGAAGATATCACGCGGATCGATATCGTCAACGCGGACATCTCCAAGCCCTCCCTCCAACTCTTCATCCCATACCACCTTCTGTATTCCGACGTTATAAAACAGGCATTGCATTATGGTATTCACTAAGGTGTTGTTCATTGCCCGTATTCCCCACCAACCATGTATCAGCGTACTCAAGAGATCGGCAAAATTGTAATCCATCGGTGTTTTTGCCAATACATCGAAGCCCGGTTTTGCATCGGTCATGATGGGAAAAATGGATTGTATGGTCCTCCGTATGACGTTGGCGACCGGCATGGCCTTCCCCGCCGGTCTTTGCTGTTCCCATTGCTGGCCATCGTAATATTTTTCCCACCTGTCCCAATCCTTGTCGTATTTTTCCCTGTCTTTTTTGGCCTGTTCGAGAAATTTAAAAACCAAATCAACATCGGCCTTTTCCTCGTCGCTGGGAACGTAGTATTCCTCCTGAATTTTGTCAGGAGAAGAGGTAAGTTGGTTTTGAATTTCCATATCTCACACATCCCTTAAGGCATCGTCAAAAACACCACGCGGAAAGTCGTATTCGGAAAGCCGGGGCTTTACATTGACCTTCTCATTCCCCACTTCAATGACTTCCCTGCCGGTTTCATATTTAATCCTTCTCTGTGCGTCACGGATGTCCTTCCTGCTGTTGACCACACACCCCAATCCGGGATTATATTCACCCATCTTCGGCACATTCACATTGGGAACACTGTAAACCCTGTTCATGGGCTGTCCGCACTCGCTGCAAATAGCGCCAAGCCCACTCTCGCTGTGGTGCCTGATTATCTCCTCGTAATTTCCACAGAACAAACATCGAAACGGATATATCATGCAAACGCCCAATCTACTTCTCTGACCTTCCTGATCTTCAACTGTTCGATCCTGCTCATCACAGGCTTATATGTATTTATTTTCTCCTGCCTGTCACGTATCCACTGCGTCGCCATCGTCACATACCTCGTCGCACTCAACAGATGATTGTTTGCATCGACAGGCTTCTCCTCGCTGTTCTCGTACCTGTCTATCTTCTCCGCAAACTGATAGGTCTCATACTCATCCATGGTCAGAGGATTCTTTCCCCTGATAAGCTTGTGCATCCTAGTCTTAATCAAAGTATTGTGAAGCCCTATGCCCTCCATCACCGACCCCTTGCCCTTCTTCACCGGAGACGCGTGAAGCCCGGCATTGTTGAACGCCTTGATGTAATCCGGCGCCTCCTCGTCGCAAAAAAACACCTCTATCCCGTACTGACGCTGTAAATCCCTCGCCACCCTCACACACTCCTCGGGCGTCATATAGGACCGCATGAACTCATCCAACTGATAATCCTCACTGCCATCCCTAGCAATCAACCGCACCACCACGGCAAAGGGATTGCTAAACCCCCAATCCACTCCGGCATATACATAATAGCGCTCCCTAAACCTCCGCCAGTCAAAATCATCCTTCTGGTTCAGGTCACGGTCAAAATCCTCATACACCAAACCAGCCATCTTCTGAAACGTGCCCTCATACTTCATCGCAAATACCCGACTGTCCAACATCTTCCTCTGGCGTTCATACTCAGACTTGGGAAAATACGGATTATCTATTGACCTCCACTGAACAACATCGACATCACTCAGCTTCCCCTCGGTCCATGGCTTATATAAATCATGATATAACCAATTCAAAGCATACGGCGTCGTCGTGTTGAATATCTGAGCCTCCTTAAACGCAGCTCTACCCATAATGTTCACCCACGCCTGATACCTGTTCTGGCCTACCTCGTCGTTCCAAACAAACACACAGTTCGTTATACCCTCTATCGACCACACATTATCCATCGACCGTATATAAATCTTCCTCCCATCGTACAAATTAAACACACTCTCCAACTTGTTGTGCTCCCCCAACCCACCAAATAACCGATTAAAATGAAAACTCGTGGCCTGCGCCCAAGTCTTATACGTTGGAACCGTCACTATAAAACAAACATCCCTATCCTTGTTCCGACTAACAGCTACACGAGTCTTCAACGCACCAATAAGCGTCTTACCACCCTGTATTCCACTTATACAATTCACTATCCGCTTATTACTTACTATGGCCTGCTCCTGCTTCTTATGCAACCGTATCTTTAACTTGTACCCCATAAACTCCGCCCGCGAAAGCAGTTTTTAAAAATCGGACACCAACCAAAAACAAAATCCATGTAAAAACCATGTCGAGATAGACGAGATAGGCACATGCACCACCTTTGAACCCAACCAGGCTTCCGAGCACACTACCCTCCCCCTACTATTGCATACGTGATTGATTTTGCTCATTTTATATATTATTCCTTGACAAATAGTATGTCGCATAATATCTATTACGTAAACTATGTGTATATTCTATTGATTTTACTATAATTTGCGTCATTTGCATAATGTGTGTAATCGTTAAATATATCTATATCTCACAATATCAACAATTTGCATCTGTATCAAACCGCTTACGCTTGAGCCACCTTGCAGCACGTATGCGCATTGATTTACGCTCGTTTTGGCTCTTGTTCTGGGGTGCTTTTATCACTTGTTGTTTGTTCATCTTTTTGGCTTTCCTTTAGTTCAAATAGTTCTTTGCCAGCGTCCGAACATACCATTACTGACTCAGAAACTACACGATTTTCAACTTTAATTGAATCACCGTATTTCTTTGGTTTTAGCTTGCTTAGAATCCATTTAATATTATCAATTTTCATCCGATAGGATGTTGCTATTGCATTGGCAATTTTGGGATCGTTTTTTGTTAACTCCGTATCTAATTTGTCTTCGATTACATGAATTTCATCCAACATCCATTCGGCTTGTTTTTCTTTCGCTTGCGCGTAGCGGCTAACATTTGCAGGAGATGCATTTAAATATTGTTCAAACAAAACGTCGGAAATACCATTTTTTTCACATATTAATCGTGTTGAAT